AGCCCACCATCGATCTCGGATCAAGATAAGGTGCAAGTAATCCACGAACACGCGCTAGAAGGGTATTGCCCATGCGGTAAGGAGAAGGCTGGTAGCCATCGATTGTGACTCCGCCTGAAGATGGAGCCTGGCGAGACTGCCAGATGTCAATCGAAATCATAAGAGCGGCTTCTTGGATTGCCGGGACTGTTGCTGGATCAAGTGCAGTTCCAGCGTTTACTGAGCCATATGGGTTCAAGTAATGCTTAGGTTGAACAACGCCATTGTTAATGTTGTAACCGATCGTGTGATCGCCTACTTCTGTAAGTGTCTTGCTGCCGTTGAGGTGTGACTCGTTGTTGCTCACGACAACTGTCTGACCAACATAAAAAATATCTTTGATATTTTCTGCAAAATAAAGTTTTGCGGTAGTCGCAGTTGATTCATGTGCAATGTTAAAGAATGTGTTATTCCAGATGAAAGGAAGCAGGACGTTATCTGCGGCATCGCAGACTTGTTGGAGCAAACTGTCAGCGTAGAGCGTCCCAACGCCTAAGGCGGTGCGAAGTTCTGCAACTGTTGTGAGTGCCATGCTTTTCCTTTCTAAAGACTGGCGGCGGAGAAGGGCACTCCGCCGCCAGCGACTTAGGGGTGGCTTACGCCTTGTTGTTCTTGAATGCGCCTGCTCCGACCTTGGTCGCGATTGCGCCGAAGCCGTAGTAGCCGATTGTTACCTGTCCTGCTGCAGTTGATTCTGCGCGTAGGCGGTATGTTGGTGACTCGTACCATGTATACGCATCTGGATTGACGATGAGGATTGATCCATCTGTGTCAGTTCCAGCAGCTGTGTTAGGTGTCACGAATAGGTTGAGACCTGCAACGTTACCCTGAAGAGCGGTAGGTGTAACCAATCCGCCTGCGTTCTGTGGTTGTGAAGCGTTGTAGATTGGACGACCTGAATCGTTGAGTGTCATGATGTTAGACCACTGTGATGTGTTCACGATCATGTTGCGAGCGAATGGATTCGCTAGACCAAGTGTTGCGTTGTAGACAGATGCTGATCCGCGAGCAACGATACCGAGAAGCTCTGCAGCTGTTGGGTAGGTTGTTGTGGTTGTTGCATCTGCTGTTGCGCCTGAGATGATTGCTGCGTTTACTGCTGCATCTGTAGCCTTTGCGTATGCTGCAGCCATGTTGCGAACGAGTTCATCGAAGAATGCTGGAGATGTACGATCGAGTAATTCGACAGAGAATGTCTGCTGTCCGGCGTACTTCTTGACTGATACTGAGAGGAATGCTGAGTTCTGGTCTGTCTCGTTGAACGCTGCATCTTCTGCTGTCTCTGCGACTGTTGGCATTACTGTGATCTTTGGGATCTCGAATGTCATGCCTGCATCTGGAAGAACTCCGCGTGAGATCGCTTCGATCGATGGGCGGATTGTAGTTCCAAGTGGGTTGATAACTTCTGACAACTGACGTGTTGGCACAAGACCAGCGTTGTCTGTTGTGTTGTCTGCTGCTGCGATGTATTGACGAGCTGACTCATCGCCGAGTGCTGCGCGAATTGAGTTCTCAGCATACTTTGCTGCAGTTAGTTCGATACGTGGCTTTGTGTAAGCCATTGCTGTTACAGCAGGGCGAGCAGCTTCAACTGCGGCAGCCTCAACTGTAGGTGTTGCTTCGACTGCTGAAGTGGTGTCTTCCACGGTGGCTGTCTCGCTTTCTGTTGGTAGGGTTTCTTCAACGGCTTCATCTTCAGATGCCGCGATATCGGTTACGGCTGCAGACTTAAAGGCTGCTGCCTGAACCAAACTTACTTCGAGTAGGTCAGCACTCGATACATACAGAACGCCATTCTTAGGCTTTGCTGCATTGACCATGACTCCGACTGAAAGGCCAGTACGAAGTTCTTCTGAGGCTTCGATGAGAGCATCTGTGCCACGGGATGATTTAGAAATCTTGAAAGAGGCGTAAATGCCATCTTCTGTTTCATTGAAGAATTGAGCGCGGCCGATTGGCTGCTTTGGATCATGCTCTAATAGGAGCTTCACTTTGCTTGAATCAGCTATGTTAATCGCTCCGCGCTCAAAAACAACTGCACCGGCGGAGGTGTTACCGACCTCGCCGTCAAATGGCACGATCTTGCCAGAGATAGTGCGCGCTGCGCTATCTGCAGTAAGTTCTGCCGAGAATGTAAGCATCTCGCTCATATCATTCCTTCGCTTCCGTTAGGTGTTAGGTCTGTCATCTCCATGGCTTGTTCCTGGGTGATCAACTGAAGATCAAGTAGTTCACGGATGATTGACAACTCCACAAGTGGATCTGTGCGGAGATAATTCTTGTCGATGTCGAACTTGACGATGTTGCCACGAGCCGTGATGTCATCCATAGATAGACGATCCTCGATGGCTGAGATAAATGGCTGCAAAGATAGTGTGAGGAACTGGCGACGTTCATCGGTTACGTTGGCATAAGTCATCGTTGTGTTCTGATCGGCTGAGACGTAATAAGGAGGGACGTTGCAGAGACGAGCAATCTCAGTAGCAAGATTCTGAATAGCCTCGTTGTACATCATGTCTTTAGGGCTGAATCCAACTGTTTCGTATTGCAAAGTGGAAGTCAGATAGGCCGTTGAACGGTTTTGACGAGCGTTCTTAAAGGCTGCTAGGAGTCCCTGGACTTCTGCTGGAGGTAAGTCTGCGCCTGTGTTTTTAAGGTAGCCAGTAGGCATTGGAGTCGCTGCTGCAATTACTGAAGCCTTCTGGATGTCAAGAGCTGCACGAATCGTCGATGTTCCAGTATTGAGAATGCCATCGCTTAGTGATTGAAATGTAATGAGTGATCCAAGGCCGTCCATTGGTACTGTCGTACCATCGATGGCGTAAGACTTAACGAATACGTTGTCACGATCGAGTGTTGCAGTTACTCGACTGTTAGCAATCCACTCAAAGCGTGAAGGACGGCCATCTTCCTGGTAAGTCTCGACAACCTGCCAGAAGGCCTGTCCGTAAAATAGAAGTGAATCAACTGTGTAAGCGATGGTGACAGAACGTGGCTGATGGTACGAAGGTTGTTCTAGCCAAAGTGGCTTGCCTAATTCTTCGCCAGTTGATTTCTTATAGAGCTCTAACGGAATGGTGCCGATCGTGCCAGCAAGTAGGTTACGGCATCGAGCTAGTGCCGGTACTCCCATTGCTTCTGTGCGACCGACATAAGCAAATTGGAACGGCATCGCATAGGGAGAATACTCACCTAGAACTTGAGGTGCATACTGCGCTTCAATATCAGACTTTGATGCTGCACCTGTAAGGCGCGAAAGGATACCCATAGATGGCAATTATACACTACATGTAGTCTATTCTGTGTAAATAGCCGCTACCTGTTGTGGTTTCATTAACATCGATACAACCATGGCCAAAGAAATCGGCGCAGAGACATCGCCTGCGCTCTTGCGTTTAACAATACGCCAGGATGAGTCATTGGTCTTAGCTGCGCAGTTGTTCATCTGCTTAATCAATTCCTCTTGGCCATTATGGACTACTCGACCATTGACCAGACCATCGAGGAGATCCGAACACGCCTGATAGAACTGCTGGCCTGAGACATCTTGAGTAATCTGACCAGCATTGGCCAGACGTTCGGCGATCGATTGAGTCGTGTATTTGTCGTAGCAGATCATCTTAGGTCGGTACTGATCTGCCCACCCCTTAATGTCGGCTGCGATCTTGAGGTCATCTACTGAGACTTGACTTTCCCACGTCTGGAGAATCCCGACTCCGATTCTTCCGTCACCCATAATCTGACCAGCAACGAGGCTTGCATTCCGACGAGACGGAGAAACATCAAAGCCAAAGATCGTATAACCGCCGACCGGAATCTGGAGTGTGGCATCGGAAGTCGCTTCAAGTACGCCATGAGGCCACGGACTCTGGAGAGAATCGATCCATTGACATAAAAGCTCAGTTCTAATATCTTCAATTTTGTTAGTTGCCACTGCTTCTTCAAGTGATTCCTCCGTAATTGTGTAACCAAGAGCAGGGTTGCTCATCGCCCAAGCGTTTCTATCTGTGATCTTGCAGTATTGAGGTGCTGAGTATTCGTAGAACCCGAAAGACTTAGGAGGGGCTGATAAGGCTCGCTCTCGAAGTGTGTTAAGAGTTTCTGAGAAGGCGTCACCAGCATTTGACGTTAGCAAAGTCTGAGAATTGGGACGGGCGCGAGTCGTTGGAATAGCCGCGGTATATCCGTCCTTGCTGATTTCTCGAACCTCATCAATCCATAAGAAATCTGCCGTGCGTCCACGAGATGAGTCACGAGTGTCAGATACCAAGTCAAGTGTTGCTCCGTTTAGCAGCTCGATGCGCTCGCCGCCGTTGGCGTAGCGAATTGCCTTAGTGCCAGCCTTGAGGTGAGGTGCGTTCTCAATAATCCAGGCAATTTCACGGAAGGTCATGAGAGCAGTCGCTCGGTTAGAGGACATGATCAGGTGCTTTGTCTCGCCACCATAGAACAAGCCCCAAATGACACGCATACGCCCTAGATGGCTTTTGCCATTCTGGCGTGCCACCAATAACAGGGTTGTCTTGCGAATGTACATGCCTTTGGCATCTACTCGCATCATGTCATCGAGCATCCACTTCTGCCACGGCAATAAAGGCGTGCCTAAGTCCTCAGCCATCTTAGCGATCTCATCTGAACGTGTTTTGCCCTTGAGAAGTGGACTGTGAAGCCTTGCCTTGGTTGCCCCTCGTAGCGCTTGTTTACGAGCTGCCACTAGTCAGGACTGTCTGTGACTGGTCGGGTGATAAACGGACTGTCTTGGTGAATTTCGGACTG